CTTTTAGGAAAGTGTTCCATGTGGAACATCAACATAACATTTTCTGTTTGTACATCTCTTACATCTTGTACTTCTGTATTAGCAAATGGTGCTGTTAAAAATGCAACAGGTTGAAAAAATGTTACTGTAGCATCTGTTATTCTATAAAACGCAATATTACCAAATGAATTTGATCTTNCTACCAAACTATAAGTAAGCGTTGGCGTTCCAGCTAGTGTACCTGATGATGGCGGTGTTGTAGTTCCAGATATTTTTTCTGCTCTTGCAATGCCTCCAACTACCGATAAAATTCTATAAGTTGATGAATTAACTGTATAATTATTGCCTACTGTTGGCGTTCCTACGGTTATTGTAAAATTGTATACTTCAAAACCACCTGTTAACACAGAAAGATAATGTCTATCTGACTCAACACTAAAATCAAATGTTTTTGCTTTTGATGCGGTAGTTGTTTCTAACAATACATTAAATTCAGTCAAAAATAACACAAGACTCCCTAAGTCTACACTATCAGAAGTAACCCTTGATATTTTAAAATATTTCCAATTTTGAGCATCAGGTACTTTAAATTTAAAAGATTGTGCATCTTTAGTAACCGTTATTGTTCCTACTGTTGTTTTTGTTGAAAAATTACTTTCTACACCTGCTACAATTTCAAAAGTTGCTGTAAGTGTTGACGTAGTTGCGCCACCACCAGCAGATGCTAACTTAATATCTTTGACTTCAACAAATCTTCCTAAAGACGTTTGGCTGCTTAAATTATAAGAAGCAACAACAAAACCACTTGTTGTTCCTAGTGCATTAGTAACAAATGTTGTAGAAGAGTCAAAGTCATTTATATTAGCTGCTGTACCACCATTTGTATTAGTAATAGTCATTTGTGTTGCAACAAAAGGTTGCTGTATATTTGATGCTGTATCTACGTGTTGCGTGCCAGGTCTACGCTTTAAACCACCTTGCGGTACAATAACTACGTTTTCAGCAGTTTGCATACCTTTATAGTATTGATCTATGTCTACTCGTCCTTTAATAAGAGGAGAAAGCTCTCCACTCATAAAAGCACTTTGAAAAAACTTAGACATGGGCATGGTTAGCCCCTTACATTAACAAATGGATTACTAGCTAAAGGTTCAACAGGACGTTGTTGTGAATCAGTATATCGTGCCATACGAGATGCATTTACATACTGCCTAGCATTTGCATCCATAGCACTACCACTATCTCGTATAGATGGTGCAAAATCCATAGCTAACGCATACTCTATCATTTTACTAAAGTAAACAGGCCATGTAGATTCAGGCGCATTGTAAATATAATCTATATTTAATGTAGATTTTAAATTGGTATATAGTTTGTCACCATACAAATTGTATGGAACTAATGGATTTATTTTAATTAAAAATAATAAATCAGAAGGTAATTGATAAATAGAATCCCATTCTGTTCCTACTGGGTTTTCTGATGTTAAATTTAATGATGCTTTTTTTCTTGCAAAGCTCCATTTAAACTTTGTTAATTCGTTTTGAACAATATTGTCATACAGATTGTTTGCTACAGTTTGCGCTCTTGCATTACCTGTCAATGAGGTAATAGGCAAATCACCAATCAAAATTAAAGCGTTTGATATTAAACCTATCTTAGAAGCCATAATTTACCTTTTAAGAAAGGGGGGATAAACCCCCCATTCAATTTTATACTACTTATGCCGTAATAGTTGTACCAGCTGCTGCGGTTATGCTAGTAGCTGTCAATGCTTTGATATAAGTAATAGTTACCACTGGTGTTGAAGGAGTGCTAGTATTTTTGCAAATTACTAAATCACCAATCTTAAACTCTTCGATAGCGGCTAAAAAATAATCCGCATCATCAACAGCAGTTTTTGCATCGGTTGAAGTGTATTGCCAAGTGTTACCACCAGTACCAGAACCACCAATTCTACACAGTCCATCTCTTGAAAAAGCCATGATAGTTCTCCTTTACACGTTATCTTTGTATTCTACTTTTATAATACCTTCAGCATCACGTACTGCTGCTCCAGCTCTTAACATTCCATTACAAAGGAATGAAGTTCTTTCAGGTATATAATCAATAGATGTTTTCATTTCTATGCCTATTGCAAGACCAATAGCATCTCTGTGATAGAAATATGAATCAACAGTATTTCCAGCTACTGTTAAACCACCTTCTGTCCTAGTTCCAACAACATGTACAGCAAAACCAGCAAGTGTACTAATATCACCTGATACTAATGCTTTTACAGTTTGGAAGTCAGAAGAAGTAGCCTTTGTATCTTTTAAAAGACCTTTTAGTCCGTCACCATTTATAGCCGCGTGTAGATCAGTGCTAGGAACATTTTGCTTACGCAATGTTGCTTGCGCTTCTACAACTTTGTCCATAGTCAAACCTCCACTACCATGAGCTATTGTTGTTGGTGATGCACCATTCATAACATCAATAATAAGCTGATCTTCTCTTCGGCTTAAAGCACCAGCTATTGTACTAGCAAGCTCTTGCTTTTCGTCAAAGTTAACTTCTGCTTGATCAAAAATGTCTGTATATTCTGGAGCATTCCAGTTTTGAAGTGTGGCTGTTATCAAACTATGCGTAACATCCATTGGAGTAACTAAGTCAGACGTTGATTTCTGATTAGCTAATCCTTTTCCCATTTTACGAAACTTATATGTTTCGCCTACTACATTGTTTCTAACAGTTACAGATGGCTTGAGAAGACCCATGCCAGCATATTCATGCTTGACCATTGAATCAAACTCGATTACTGCAACCGATGTCAAATTAACACTCATAATTATATCCTCAAAAAGAGTAAATTAAATAATTTTTTGAGGTTTTAGCTGAGTACCCAGTAAAATGGTCAGCATCCAACCTAAATTTACTGGGCGATATACGGTATCCAGTTGTCCCGATTATACATCGGTTAATATATTAATATCAATTATTACCAGCAAATGCTTCTAACATACGTTTTACTTTGCGGTCATGCTCAATATTAACACTTCTTAAAAGATTACCATGTTCATCTTTTTTATACATTTCAGCTTCTATCATTTCCATAGAAAGACCTTCAGGATTTGGCCCACCTTCAATCGGAAGCCTAACAGGTGCAGTCGCTCCTACAATCATTTCAACTAATTCTATGTTTTCAGCAGTAGTAACTAATGATCTTGCTTTTTCATAAGTTTCAGGATCAAGATTGTTTTTCATAAACCCTTCGACATTCTTTATTCTTGTTTGAGCATTGTCACCAAGTTTTTGCAGCTCCATTTCTTGACTGACTTCTTCTACTGCTTGCTCTTGTGCAGTTAATAACTCCCATGCTTCACCAAAAGCATCTGCACTCATGTTTGTTTTTTCAGCAAAGGCTTCTAGTTCTTGATATAAAGCATCATCTTTATCTATACCTTCTGGTGGTTGATAACCATCTTTGGGCGATCCTTTAAAAGCCCCAAACTTTTTAGATAGTTCTGCATAACCTTTTGCTTGATCTGCAACAGTCTTATACTTTTTATCTAACCAATCTGGTGCGTCTCCTACACCTTTAATACCTTCTGCTAAAAAATATTCTCCTTCTGCCAATGTTGGTTCAGCTTGATCTAGCAGGGTATCGTTTGTTGTTTCTTCAACGGCCTGTTCAACTTCTTCTGACATTGTTTTATCCTTAAATTATTTCTGCTTGTTTAAGTTGATTAATTATAAATTTAACAACACCTGACTCGCCATTATGGTATGCAGCTTCATAATTAATGTTGGTAGAACCAAACTGTGTATCATTTTCATAGATAAATCGTTTAGTTAAGTCAGACAAAATACTTTGTCCATCTTCAGATGTAAAGACTCTGTGATATTTTTTAGAAAGTTCTTTGTAGTTTTCTTTGCGTATTTCTGATTCTTTCTTAGCTTGTTGCGCTAATTCAGGATTATCTATGTCTGTCCAACTCATTGTTGTGGCATAGGCCTTTCAGATGTCTTCATTCCAGCTTCTTCTGCTTGTGCACCAGCTTGTATAACTTGTTGTTTTTCTGCTTGCGATCTTACTAATTCTGCTGGCATACCAGTTTTAGATGCAACCCAAGCACCAAAATCTTCTAATTTAAATCCTATTAATGCTTGATCTGGCCCCGCATTTTGCATTACAAACTGTACTGCTTGCTGTACGTTAATAATGTCCTCACCATCTTGAGCTTTTGCAAGAGGTGATAAAAATTTAATTTCTACTTCTTTACCGTCTAACTGAATTGGCTGTAACAAACCTCTACGTGTAAGAATATAAGTAACTCTTTTAAGTATTGGTATTAAAACTTCTGTTTGTAATCTACCAAATGCTGATCCTATTCTTCTTGCAAGCTCTCTTGAGTCTAAAGCAATCTCTGTTGCTGATCTAACTGGGCCTGTAGGATCACGCAAATCATTAAACAAAGTTTTCTTTATAGCTGCTTGCAAATCTTGTACTTCAAACTGCACCAAAGATAGGTTAGTTCCTGTGTCTAATCGCTGTATAGATGGGTTTTGTGAGTTATTAGAGCCTACAGGTATTACTACTCCTGGACTAATTACTATGTTGTATGGATTAGTAACGCCATCATCTGTTGCTGTATACATACCTGACAAATCTATAGCTGCTTTTTGTAATACAAACTCTTTTACTTTATTAAGAGAGCGTACATCAGGTAATGCTTGTACTGCTGGGCCTCTACCACGTATTTCACCAGCCGTTTTAGAGTATCTTCCTGTTACCCAAGGGCTAGATTTACCGTAATCTTCCATCCAACTAATAGCATTGTCTTTATCACTCCAAACAATACCGTAATATTTTTCTTTTTTAGGATCAAAAATTACACCTTCACGTATATCGCACTCTGTATCAGGTTTGTTTTCCATAATAGACTGCATAGTTTGTGTAGGCTTGTATCCTCTGTACTTGCGAGGTATATCTCTAGCCTTCATCTTAAATCTACGCCAGTGTGTTTCTACAGTTCCGTATGGCCCTTCTTCAAATGCAATACCTTTTTGCGGTATGGCTGTAAATACGATAGGCATATCATTGTCATCAGCTTCATCAATACGTAATGTGCCTGTACCTACTAGTAAATCTAGTGCGTGCTCAAAAAATTGAGTAGCAAAGTTTGATCTGTTTATGTAATCAAAAACAATAGTAGCTTGAGATTCTAAATTTTCGCGTATGTCTTTTTCTGTAACATCAAAATCACCTGATTCTAGTTCGTTTACAATCTCATTAGAGGGTGCAAACGTAGCCCAACGTGCTTGAATAGGTGCAATGTTTTCCTGAAGTTTACTAGCTGCTTGCTGTATAGCTTCCATAGCCGTTGAATCAAAGATACGATCCATTTTCTTTTGACCTTTTGCAAAGTCATCAAACAAATTTCTGTTTGGTAAAAAGTATTCATAAACATCATCTAATAAATCATGCCAGTTAGACATTCTTTTAAATGCATCTGCCTCTCTTCTTTTAATGTCTTCGTATGATCCTAGTTCTTTTGGAATTTGCATAATAAATTCTCAGTTAAACTCTTGAAATTCGTGCGCGACCAGACGTATTTGAACTCAAACCGCTTGATCCATAAGCGCCACCAGATGATCCAAGCATACTTCCTGTGCTTCCGCCTGTTGATCCACTTGTTCGTTTTCCTGATCTTGTAGATGATGTGTTTCCAGAGGCAAGTAAAGACGCTGAACCTAATCTACCACGTGCAATTGCTTTAAGTCTTTTTTCTGATTCTTCTATCTCTTCATCAAGCCGTCTTGATTGTCTTTCAACAACTGCAAGCTCTTGTGCTGATGGCTCTGGGGCTTTAGGTCTTTTTAAAAATCCCATGATTACTTCCTCATATGCTTTAATAGTTGATAGGGTGTTAAAATAAAAGGATTATTTATTCCTAAAAG